CCACCGGTGATGTATGACGATTCGTTGCGAAAGATGCTAAACGGCGGCTACGTCCACATCCTAGCGGCCAAACCGCCGAATAAAGTGGGAGCGTAAGAGCCGTCGCACCATTGCTTAATTGAAAGCCCCGAACCTTCAGAAACTTTTGAAAATCCTGAAAGTTTCTTCAAATCCCTCTTGCACGCCGATAATTCAAGCGTATATTCATAGATAGAGAAGGCGACAGTATGGGTGCAAAACCGTATCACCCGCTCGATTGCCCGCTGTGCGGAACCCGCATGATCTTCTCAGCGGATTGCCTGGAGATCGGGTGTATGCGATGTAGGATTAAAGCACCCTTGAAGCAGGGGAAACCACTTTGGCAAGGGCCGATGTTGAACGTGACGAAACGAACCTTGACTGACGGGACGGTGACGCCAGAGTAAACGAGAACGCCGAAAAGAATAGGTGCAGGCGGCCTAGCTAGCCGTTGAGCGCCGTTGTCGCAAGCGCCTACAACGGGGGCACTTGAGTCTTAACCGGCTTGGGTGCCCCCTTCTTTTTGGCTTGGACGAAAGGGATCAGCAGGCTGATGTGTGTGAGTGAGATGAACCCCCGCCACCATGTACCACAACCTAGGGTAGCAACTTACGTTCCTATGGGGGCTTGTCAAGAGGAAAAATCTTGAGCGATTTGCCGAGTACAGTGGAAACGGAAGAGATTAAGCCCATAGGGCCAAGAATACGCGAAGAGGTGCTTAACGGTGTGGAGCACCCCCTAAAAAGACGCTTCCTGATTGCGTTCGCTGAGAGTGGAATCACAAGGCAGGGGTGTGAAGCGGCGCGGGTTTCAAGGGCGGCGGTTTCGTTATGGCGGCAGAAGGACGAACAGTTTGCCCTCTTGTTTATCGACGCCCAGGAAGATGCTTACGACCAGCTTGAGGCTCACGCTTGGCGGCGTGCGACCGACACCAAGAAGCCATCCGACATCCTGACCATCTTCCTGCTGAAGGCGGCCAGGCCGACGAAGTTCCGAGACAACATCAGCATCAGTGGCCACGACGGCGGCCCGCTCTTTCGGATGGTCGCGGGCGTCTCGCCGCAGCGTGTGTGCGGGGTGGAGCCTGAGCTGAGGCTGGGGAAGGCAAAAGCCAAGGCGTTGCTCGAAAGCGACGCCGTGAAGCAGCCTGCGGGGGCTGTGGAAACCGTCAAGAGTTAGGCCCCTGTACGGGATTTCTGGGGGTCTTGGGGGACGCCGAAAGTGGCGTTATTGGGCCAATAAACGAGGGCCCGATAATGGTTGTTACGTTGCATTCGTGTAGCGAAAGCGGACAGTAATGTGCGATTACGGACGCGCCAGAGCGGTTGTGGGTAAGTCCTATAATGGCCCATCGGCCACAGGGTGGTCACGACTGATAGCATGACCGAATTAGTGGGAACGTGAGATTTAATGACTAACCGTGGCCATTCCAGGCTCAGCTCTGGGTTATCACTACGGGGCACGTTTACCCCTGTTTTCGATAGCGCCAGTGCGGTTTTTTCTAGCCTTCAGCACGACATTTGCAACTTGAGAGGCCAAACCGCATATTCGCAAGCTGGCCGTCGAAACTCGCATTTGCGATCCACGAGGGCGGAACGTGTAATTCGCAACCCGGTCCCCAAAACCTGCGTTTGCGATTCCGGCCGGGCCAACTCGACATTTGAGAACCGAGGCCCCGAATCTGACATTTCGGAATCGGCCCGCCAAATCCGACATTTGAGAACCAGCACCTCGAAACTGACATTTCGAGTGTCACGGCCTGTCACTCGTTTTTCCGATTCCGGCCCTCGGAATCTGCTTTTGCGATTCGCGCGGCCAAAGTTTGTAATTGCGATCCGCGCTCTCAAAACTTGTAATCTGGAATCCGTCCGGCAAAACTCGCATTTCGAGATTAAGGACCTTAACCGTGCGATTGGCAAAGCGTCGACCAAAGTGTGTAATTGGCAACCTGGGCGGCAAAGTTTGTTTTTCGCAGCCCGGTCACCAAACCTTGTAATTCGGAAGCTGGCGGCCAAATCTGTAAAAGTGACTTCGGCGAGCCGAAACTGTAAAAGCGGGTGTCAGCCTGTGGCACTTGTTTTTGGTGAACCGGCGGTCAAAACGTGTAATGTGAGAACCGGAGGGGCGAAAGTGCAAAAGCACGTAGGTCCTTTCGGGATCGCAAAAGCGCTCCACGGAATTGGCCTTGGCGCTATCAATAATGCGGTTTTTCGGCGTATCGAAACCGAACGCACACGATTAGTACCAAGCGGCGTTCGATATGCCGGAAACCGCTCGATTAGTATCAGAACTGTGGCGTTTGCGGGCTATCCGCTTAGGGGTTCATAACGCGATGCAACCATATGAACCATTCGGCGGCTGTAAGAAGGTGATGCTGGACCAATCGCCCGAGGTTCTTATCTCTGGACCGTCTGGAACCGGCAAGAGCATGGCCTGTCTCTTCAAGCTCGCTATGGTTGCAGACGGTTGCGCGGCCTCTCGATCGCTCATCGTCCGCAAGACACGGGCTTCCTGCACCGAATCGGTGCTCGTGACGTTCGAGAACCAGGTGCTGCCAGCGGGCTACTCGGTCATGCAGGGTGTTAGCCGCGAGAACCGCCACATCTACCGCTTCCCGAACCGATCTGAGATCGTTGTCGGCGGCATGGACAACCCCGACCGCATCATGTCCACCGAATACGACATCATCTACGTGGCGGAGGCTACGGAGCTTACGGAAGAGGATTGGGAAAAGCTGTCGACCAGGCTCGGTCGCCACCAGAAGGTGCCTTACCAGCAGATGCTCGGTGACTGCAACCCGTCCGCTCCTACCCATTGGCTGAAGCTGCGGTGCGATCGCAAGGATTGCAAGATGGTTGAGAGCCGCCACGAGGACAATCCACTGCTCTACGATCGCAACACGAAGGCTTGGACTTCGGTAGGTGCTCAATACCTCGCTCGCCTCAACAATCTGACCGGCGTTCGCAAGGAACGGTTACGGCACGGTCGCTGGGTGGCCGCTGAGGGGGTCGTATACGATGGCTGGGACGCTCGAAAGCACCTGATTGACCGATTCCACATCCCTGATAGCTGGCGTCGGATCCGGGCCATCGACTACGGGTATCAGAATCCGTTCGTTTGCCTGTGGCTTGCTGTCGACGGCGACGGTCGCATGTACGTTTATCGTTACATCTACCACACCAAGCGGCTCGTCGAGGACCATGCTCGGCAGATACGGGAGTACACCCGGCGAGAGGCTATCGAGGCGACGGTTGCGGACCATGATGCCGAGGACAACGCTACGATGCGGCGGTATGGAGTGACTACTCGTCTTGCTCACAAGCAGATTCGGCTCGGTATCGAGGCTGTTGCGGCTCGGTTGCGTGATGCCGAGGACGGCAAGCCTCGGCTGTTTGTTTTGCGGGACTCGTTGGTCGAGTTAGATACCGATCTCGTCGAGTCTGGTCGGCCTTGGACGATGGAGCAGGAGTTCGATGTGTACGCTTGGCCTAAATCATCGACAGGTCGGGCTGTTCGCGAGGTTCCAGTGGACACGGACAACCACGCGATGGACGCTTTGCGTTACGCCGTTCGGTACGTTGACGGCGTTGTTTCGATAGGTCAGCGCGAGGACCGGCTTGCGTCGTTGCACCTGCCGAGTCGGCGTGCAATGTTGAGGGCTGTATAGAGTGAGCAAGACTAACGCCCTGACAATCCAGCAGCGTGAGCCGCTCAACATGTCCGGTGGTCGACTGGTCGAGTATTCGCAGCGGCTTGACGGTTCGCCTGATTACCTGACCGATGCCCCTACGCCGGATACCTTCGCTCGCATCATACAGAGTGCCGACGACGGCGATATCGGCGACCTGATGCGGCTCAATGAGGAGATGGAAGCGAAGGACGCCCACTTGCAGGGTGTTGTCGAAACGCGGCGTGGTGCGTTGACTGCTTTGGATTGGTCTATCGAGCCTGCTGAGAGCGCTAAGAAGCAGGAGCTTGCGGATAAGGCGGCGGCATACGTCCAGGACGAGCTTGAGAATCTTCACACGTTGACAGGTACGCTTGAGCACCTGGCCACTGCGATAGGTCCGGGGTTGGCGGTTACCGAACTCATCTGGGCTAAAGGTCGTCTGCTTGAAACAAACGACGTACCTAGCCGCCGGTTGCGGTCCGACCCGCTTCTCGGCAACGCAATTCGGATTGAAACCGAGGACAACTGGCAGGGGATCGAGACGCCCCCCGGCAAGTTCATCGTATTCGCTCCTAGGTCGCGGGCCGGTTCCCCGATTGCCGTCACGATGACTCGCGCGTGCGCCTGGCTCTACATCCTGAAGCATTATGCGCGTGCTGACTGGTCATCGTTCTCTGAGTTATTCGGGATGCCGTTCCGAGTTGCGATGTGCGGCGACAATGTGCCTGACGACGCCCAGGCGAAGATTGGTCAGATGCTGCGCGATATGAGTGCGGATGGCTGGGCGGTATTGCCCCATTCGGAGGATGTGACTCTCGACTGGAAGGAAACTGCGAAGGGTGATGGTCCTTATTTGCCTCTGATCGATTGGGTCGAAAAGAAGCAGTCGATTCTTTACCTCGGTCAGACGGGCACGACGGACATCGGCGATCGGGGCAGTTTCGCCGCCATCAAGGTACACGATAACGTTCGGGCCGATCTTCTCTATTCGGACATCAAGAAAGAGGGTCGGATGATCCGGCAGAGCCTCATTCGTCCGATGTGTTTGTTGAAGTGGCCGCGCCGCGAGGTTCCCTTGCCGCATTTCGTGCGGGAGGTTCACGAGGTCAAGGACTTGGACGCCGAGAGGTTGTCATTGGAGCAGTTGCGGGCCGCTAAAGAGTTCGGCCTGCTGGTTGACGAGGACGAGCAGTACCGGATGTTGAACATCGCCAAGCCGAAGCCCGTGGAGGTTGCGCCTGACGGCGAGCCTCTTGTAGAGGAGATTGTGACCAATGAAGTGTGACCTTGGATTTGTTGCATTAATTGAGGCGTCTGAGCTTACCGAGATTGTAGTATTGACTGCTGGGGAGGTCGAGTTTTCTCACGGCGGTCCTTTGCACGTGGACGCTAAGGCCGCTGAGAAGATCATCGCGGCATTCAAGGCGCAGGGTGTTCAGCTTCCAATCGACTACGAGCATTCCACGATAGTCAAGGGTGAGAAAGGGGAGAAGGCTCCGGCTGCTGGTTGGATAACCGCGATGCACTGGGAACCTGATCGCGGGCTGATCGCTTCAGTCGACTGGACCGCCGAGGCGCGAAGCTACATCGAAACGACGGAGTACAAGTATCTATCACCCGTCCTTCTAATTAACGTGAAGACACGATCGCCGTACAAGCTGCATAGTATGGCGCTAACGAATAAACCAGCAACGAAACATCAAATGGAAATGTTGGCCGCTTCGGCCAGACTTTTAGAGGAGACATTGCCTATGGCAACCAAGCAAACGGAAGCGTCCGACAAAAAGGACGTGAAAAAGAAGGGCGTGATTATCGCCCAGGACGATGGCGGCGAAGGCGAGGGTGAGACGGCCCCACTCCAGGATACGCTCGCCGTGCTGATCGGTGAGTTGGCTGGCTGGCTGAAGGCTGATGGCGTTGCGATCGAAGAGGGGGCCTCCCTTGAAGCGATCATCAAAGCTGCAATTGAGGACCGCAGGGGTGCGGGCGGCGGTGAGGGTGAGCCGACCGCTGAAGAGATCGCAGCGCGCGATAGCGTCTTGAAGGTACTCGGCGCGAAGGACGGCAACGAGGCTATCCTGAAGCTGAAGGCCGACTTCGTTCCGCGTGCGGATCATAAGCTGCTTAGTGCCAGGCTTGCCGAGCTTGAGGGCCGTGACAACGATCGCGAGGTCGAGCTTGTCATCGCCAGGATGGTTGACGAGAACAAGATCAACCCGAATGACGAGGAGCAGTTGAAGGCGTGCCGAGCTTACGCTAAAACGGACTTGGCGGCTTTCACGGCTTTCATGGCATCACAACCGGCGTACATGGAGCCGGGGCGCGCTGTGGCACCGATGTCTGGCAAGGCGAGCGCTACGGGTAACCGCCGAGGCCTCATCATTCAAGCGTGCGCCGAGTATAACGGGGGCGGTAAGGCGTTTCAGCGGCTTACGACGCTCCCGGCTTTCGTTGCGCAAGAGTTGTCCGAGCAGGGGCAGTCTGCGTTGACAGAGGATGAGGTTAAGGCGCTCTAGCTAACAGGCTGCGAGCCGTCGATTTAGGAGACAGCAAACATGACTGCTTTGAGTGCAAACAGGAATATCGACCACCTGGTCGATATGGAACTCCGCGAGTTCCCGGTAGGGGCGGCGGAGACGATCTATCGCAACGGGTTCGTCGGGGTTGACCCGGCGGGATACGCCAAGGCGTTCGAAGCCGGTGACCTCTTCGTGGGCATCGCCTATGAGGCGGTCGACAACTCGGCGGGTGCCGCGGCGGCTCTTGATGTCCGAGTGTACTTCGAGGGCGACTTCGTCCTCCCGATTTCGGGCGTGGCGCTCACCGACATCGGACATCCGGTGTTTGCGACCGATGATGGCGACTGCCTGCTGACGGGCCACCCCGACGCTTTTGTTGGAACGCTGGTGCACTATGACGCCAGCGGTAAGGCGGTTGTCCGGCTGAAAGCGCCGGGCCAGAAGCCGCCGAACGGCGTGGGATCATTTGAAGCCGCGCTCACCGGCTTTGAAGGCTACCCGGCGACGGGGGCGGTGGCTGGGGACGAGCTCGTGGGCGATTTCGAGTTTGAAAGCATCCTGGGTCCGGGCTTATCCAGCCCGACGGCTGGTGAGAACGGGGGCCACACCATGGCCTTCGACGCGACGAGCGAGACGGCGTTGGCTTCGTGTCGGACGATGCAAGCGATGTGGCCGGTCGATAAGGCCATCACGTTCGAGGTCGAGCTGCACCTGACCGACATCGGTGACGACGAAATGGATGTCGACTGGGGGCTGGGGACGGCCCTGGACACGGATACCGAAGCGAACATTGACCACGCCTCTATGGTGCAGCTCGCCTGCTTCCATCTGGACGGGCTTGTGGCGAACATTCTAGCTCAGTCCGATGACAACACCACTGACGTTGCGGCAGTCGATACGACGATTGACAACTCGCTCACCGTAGCCAAGAAGTTCAAGATCATTGTGCGGCCTGCTGGGACGGTCGAGTTCTGGATTGATGGCGTTCGTGCGTTGGCGACTACATCCTTCGCGGTTTTGTCAACAGCAGACCTGGCGGCGTTCATCAACATGGAAAAAGTGGCCGATGCTGGCGTAGCTTCGCTGATATTCTGGAACCTGCGCGTTGCCGGCGGCTGCCGGGCATAGGGATAACGGTCATAACGACCGGCTTTAGGAGATTGAATCAAGTAGCCTGACCGGCTCGCCAAAAACACAGAGGATTCACGCGCCCCTTTGTTTTTGGCCTTTAAGGAAAAAAACGAATGGCTGTAATTAACACAGGACTTCTGACAAAGGGGGTGAAATCGAGCTTCTTCGAGCTCTTCAACCAGTTGCACGGGGAGCAGACGGTTTTCCAAGACCTCTGCACGACCATCCCCTCCGATTCGGATCAGGAAAACTACCGGTGGCTCGGCTCGGTGCCGGTCATGCGGGAATGGGGAACCGGTCGCAAGGCGAAAGGGCTCCACTCTGAGGAGTACAACGTCAAGAACCTCAAGTATGAATCGACAATCGAGGTTGACCGCGACGAGATCGCCGACGATCAGACCGGGCAGATTGCGATTCGTGTTAAGGAGCAGGCCCAACGTGCCGCCTGGCACAAGGACTACCTGATCGCGCAGCTTTTGCTCAACGGATCGGGCACTGGATACAACTCATATGACGGCGTGCCGTTCTTCGACGCAGCACATGTCAGTGGTCTATCCGGCACACAGGCAAACGAAGCCAACTTCGACGTTACGACGGTCGTGAGTGCCAGTCCGGTGCCGTTTGAACCGGACAGCACCACGCTTTACGGTCCGCAGACTGCGCTTGCCGCATTCAACACCGCCGTTGCGGCCATGCTCACCTTCAAGGACGACCAAGGTGAGTATATGCACCGCAGTCACATTGGCGGTTGGGTTGTCGTGTGTTCGCCTGCACGGCTCTACACGTGGATCAAAGCGTTTGGTGCTACCGTGCTCGGCGAATCGGGCACAAACGTGCCGGTCGTCGGCGGTCCGCCGCGCATCATCTCGATGCCCGACTTGACCTCGGCGGCTGTGTTCTACGTCCTCAAGACGGACGGCGTTGTGCGGCCCTTCATCTTCCAGGACCGTGAGCCGATCGAGTTCACGTCGCTTGAGCGGGACAGCGACGAGGGGTTCCGGCGTGAGAAGTACCTGTACGGCGTCCGGGCCCGTTACCGCGTCACCTATGGTCAGTGGCAACACGCTTACGCGATGACCATGACATAGGCCGACGACGGCCTGGTAGTTTTGACTTTTGAGAGGTTTGACTGTGACTGGAACAGCCACGGCTGAGAGGTCGGTAGCGGTTTCGGAGTATCCGACCCGTGAGCCGCGTCATACGCACGGCCTGCAGACCGGGCGAATTGTTGTGATCCCTGAACAGGGGTTGCGCGACTTGCTCAATCTGTCGTGTGATGTGCCGCTGGATCAGGTGTTCGAGGATGCTTCAGCAGAGATTCGTTCGTTGCGCGCCGGTGAACCGGAGATAGAGATGCCCGTCGCCACGGCGGCACCTAAGCGTCGCGGCCGTCCGCCCGGAAGCAGGAGTAGGCCACGGGCCGATGTCTAACTATGCGACCACGGCTGAGTTGATCGCTCGCTTTGAGGATGACGCTACCGTTGCGCACCTGACAGATACCCCCGGCGGGGCTATCGACACTGACGTGTTGACCGAGGTGCTGGAAGGTGCCGAATCCTTCATCAATAGCTTCGTCGCCAAGAGATACCTTGTGCCGGTGGTTGTCAGCGGGGATACGGGTCTGGCGCAGGTGTTCAATAAGCACACGTTGGACCTTGCTCAATACGACCTCTTGGCACGTGGTGATCTAGTATCCGAGGCTAAGGTGGCGCTGCGCGATAACGCAGTGCAGTGGTGCAAGGACATTGCCAAGGGGGTTATTACTTTGCCCTCTGCCAATACGCCGACATCGACTGCCTCGCGCGATCCGGTTGTCGACTACGGGTACGGCGACGCGGACTCTGACAGTGAGCGAGTGTTCAACCGTAGTAAGGTGGATCGCCTGTAATGCAGGCTCTATTCGATGCCATACAGGATCGTTTCGACGAGGACGGCGCGTTGCCGGTTCTCGGTCGGAAAGTCTATCAGGGCTTCGAGAGCGAGCGGGCTAAAACGGTCCTGCCGTTCGTTGATGTGACGTTCATCGGCCCGGCGTCGGTAGATACATTCAAGGATGACGTGGAAGAGTACACCGTCCAGTTTTCGGCATTTACCAAACGTGTGCGGCCACGCAAGGCAGCCGAATTGAAGGAATGGCTGATGCGGGTGTTCGATGACTGCAATCTGATTCACGGTGAGTTCTATACGGTTGGATTCCTGCGGGAAGGTGCACACGGGCCTGTCCTGCGCGACGGTGTGTACCAGTCGACGATCGACTATCGTGTAACTGTGCAGCGGACTGTCATGGTCCCTGCTGTGAGGTGTGTGTGATATGGGAATTGTTCGCATCATCAAGACTGGCAAAGGTGCCACGAAATACAAACTCAAGATGAATCTCACGGGCGTTGTCAAAGGTGCCAATCGTGGGGTCACCAAAGGTATGCGAAAGGTTGCGAGGAAGGTGCAACACGAAATACGCGAGCTTGCGCCTGTCGATACGGGCCACATGAAGAAGAATACTTTTGTTAAGGCTGTCGGTGGCAACAAGCCACGCCTGGAAGTGACCAGCCCCTATTATGCGTTGTTTGTTGAGAAGGGCACTGTCAACATGGAGCCACAACCCTTCATTAGACCGATCATCCATGGGCACCGTCAGAGTATCATTAAGCAAATCGCCAAAGAAGGCCGCAAGGAAACAGAAAAGGCTATCGGCAAGCGCCGCAAGCGCCGTTAGGAGATATGCATTATGGCTGTCCATTCTGGAACCACTGGTTCAATTACCCTCAAGGATGGGGGAACTGATCTTATAGCCAGTTTACATGCTTCCCGTTGGTCTATCGACTTAGGGATGGAAACGGTAGATGCTACGGCTTTCAGTCCCACCAGCAATGCGCGAGTCCGATTGCCGGGTCTGTCTGCCCACAGCGGAACCGCTGAGGGTTTTCTGGACGATACCGCCAGCATAGACGAGACAGCATGTTTTGATAATCCCGATGCGGCTATTGAGTTCCAAGGTACAGCGGATACTGGAAGGACGTACACCGGCAATGGTTACATCACGGCGTTTTCGGCGAGTGTCGGCGTCGGCGAGACAGCTACGTGGACCGCGAGCTTTGAGTTTGCGGGAGCTGTCGCTATCTTATAAGGAGAATGCCATAAATGGCTGTACATACAGGAACGACCGGAGCTATCACCGTGATACCGGCGGCGGGCGAGGATTTTGTGGCTGCCTTGCACCCGAATCGCTGGTCGCTCGATATGAGTATGGAGACAACGGACGCAACGGCATTCAGCCCGACCAGCAACGCGCGTGTGCGCCTGCCGGGTTTATCTGCACATTCCGGCTCGGCTGAAGGCTTACTCGACAGTACGAGCACGTGGAACGAAGCAGATACCTTTGACACTCCGCTCTTATGTGGCTTTGTGCTGACTGCGGTTAGCGGGCAGACGTATGAGTTTGATGGATATATCACCGGATTTTCGGCCAGTGTAGGTGTGGGTGAAACCGCAACGTGGTCTTGCACATTTGATGTAACAGGCGCTGTGGCGATTGCATAATGGCAAGTGATCTCATAGTAGCGACAGGTGTAAGCATCCTCGGCCGCAAGAAGGACACGGCGGACCTGACGAACCCGGTGCAGCCGATTCGTATCGCTCAGCCGTTCGCGCTGACCAACGGTACGGGTGACGATCAGGCAAACGAGATATTCGCCGATACGCGGACGCTGACTGCTACCTCTGAAACGCTGGACCTCACGAGCACGCTTGCGAACTTCGCGGGCACCACGATTGTCTATACCGCCTTGAAGGGCGTGTGGATATTCAACCGCTCAACTACCGGCGGGGAAGACCTAATAGTTAGCGGAAACTTCGGCACCATACTTGGGGGAACTACGCCGACGGTTACACTCAAACCGGGTTTCGGCATTCTATTAGCTGGCACGCTCACTGGGTACACTGTAACGAACACGTCAGCGGATCAACTGAAGATCGACGCCGGGGCGGCAACGATCAGTTACGATATTGTTTTGATAGGCACCGTGTAGGGAGGTTTTATGAGTGGATCATTCAGCGAGAGTTTCCCGCAAGCCGCGTCTGTGAGCATCGGCGGTATTGAGGTCGAGTTGTCGCCGTTGACACCTAACGATTTCGCGCGTGCCGAGGAGCACGTGAAGGATCATCAGCGTGGGCAGTTCCTACAGAAGACACGCGACAAGCCACTTGCGCCTGAAATCCTATCCGGCACGCTTGCTCAAATCGAAACTACGCCGGTGACCTTGACTGATGTGTTGAAAAGTTATGACGGCCAACTCTATCTGGTATGGCTATCAAGCCGTAAGGCGATGCCATTTGAGCACTTCCGAACGAAGCTGGATACAATCGAACTGGCGCGCCTCACGAACATCGTCAGTCGTATCAGCGGCCTGCTTGAAGAGGGCGAGAGCGAAGATGGAAACCCTACGATCGGTACTATGAATGCCTCAGAGTTTCGGGGTGGGGAAAAGTCACCGCCGACCTTTGCTACTGGTACAGCGGATTAACGCCGCAACTGTTGGGGGCAATGCCCTGGCCTCAGCTTAAGAACCTGCACAAGCAGTTGCCGGACTTGATTAAGAACGACCCGAGGATACACACCGATGGCCGCTGAGCTTGGCGAACTTGTTTTGACGATGGAGGCGGATGATCTGCGCCTCAAGAAGCAACTCAAAGGGGCAGAGAAGCTCACCAAGAAATCCGCCGACTCTATGGCGAAATCGCTGGACAAAGTGAAAGCGTCGTCTGTCGACACCAGCCAAGCCTTCAGTGTTCTCGAAAAGGCGGCAGCGGCAACCGGCCTCACTTGGCTGTCGCAAATTAAGAGCATGGGGGAACTGGTATTTGAACTCGTGCGCGTCAAAACCAGCCTCGGTTTAAGCGCCTCGGCCTATACAGTTGAGACGGTCGCAGTCGGCAAGAACACGATTGCGATGACAGCGAATACGGCAGCGCGGACTGCCCAACGTGCCGCAATCACAGCGATGACTGAGCCGTGGGAAGGGCTGGCACGCGCTAGAACGAGGGCTGGTGTAGCGGCGCGCGGAGTGCGACCGGCTCGCGTAACGGTTGGCAAAGCGGGAGCCTCGACCACTGCGCAACTTGGCGCGAGCGCTGCGTATACGCAGCGTGCCCGGTTGGCTCAACTTGGTAAGGGGTTAATGACCGCCGGGAAAGTCAGCGCAATTGCCGGTGCCGCGCTTGCGGTTGGCAATCTCGCGCACCAGTTGTGGGGGCTTTGGAAAGTACGCAAGAAAAACGCGGAGGTGTTAGAGAAGAGCCAAGAGCTAGAGGGGCGACTGAGCCTGCGAATGCAAGCGACGCGCGATGCCACCGAAAAACAGATGTCTACCCTGCGGCGGCAGCTTCAAGTTGCCCGCAAGGGTCTGACTGGGGCGGCGGCCCACGAGGTCATGCAACGCGGCACGAAGAAAGACGTGGTTCTCGATATGGAATTGCGGGTTATGCGAGTCCAGGAGCGACGGCTGCTTGTCGCGGCGAATCATGCTCGCAAGGATCAGGAGCGTACCGCACGGTTGCAAGAACAACTGGCAACAGAGGAGCGGCTTACAGCAGAGAAGAAACGCCAAGCTGAGTTGACACGACAGCAGAACATTGCCGCCAGGGCGGCCCGCATTGCGGCTGGTGTAGGAAGCCCATACGAAATGGGCCTCGAGGCGGAACGCCTTATGAACGTCATCGCCCAACGACAGAATTACTTGTCGGAGACGATTAAGCGGTTAGAGACGAAAGTTAGATACCCTGGCGACCTTGCTTCGCAGGCTATTGCACAATTGAAAGGCGCAACGGCCGCAACCCCGGTTCCGGGTATCGGTGGTCGCGGTATGCTTGTATCCGCGCGCGAGGTTGCAGGTATGCCGGTGCCGAGACTAGGAGCGGGCGGCGCTGGCGGCAGAGGGCCACAGAGTCTTGAACGCAAGGGGCTCAAGGCGCAGGAAGAGACAGCCAAGAACACGCGGCGGATAGCGGACGCGGTGCAACAAGGTATGGGGATGGCAGCCTAATGGCATCGGTCACAAAGCTCTGGGATGCGACGGTAGGCTACCAGACGGGTCTGCATGGCCCGAAGCGAACAACCATGCCCTATCAAGTGACCGTCGATGCTGTCGATGACAATCCAATCGACGTTATGAAGCGGGAGGTTACCGGCGTACCTATCGGGACGCATCATCCGCACGATAACTCACTCGTTGTGGTCGATTACATCATCCAAGACCGGATGAACACGCTCAACTGGCGCGTCGATGCGATTTACACTACCCCGCTTCACTTTGGGGAGTTGCAGCCGCTCAACAATGGTTGGGCTCTTAGTTGGCAATCCACAACAGAGGCGTACCAACTCTATCATACGGTCGAGCAGAATCCGAAGCACCGGAAGATCATTGGGCTTCCCGAATACCGTCTCGCAAAGCCGAACGAACTTCTACAAGGCGGCGGTGAGCCGCAGTCCATTCTGTATACGACCCAGGATAGTTTCCAGCACAGGCTTGTGCGCACTGGGCGCTTTATCCCCGACCCCTTTGACCAAGCAGCGCCGCTAATCGGCTTTTCCTTGACTCGGCGTTTCCTGCAATTGAACGCGGACGCCGTGAGTGCGGCACATACCTATCTGCGCCGGGTTAATGTTGATTTGTTTTTCTATGTGGCGGCTGACAGGTACACCGTGCGTTTCGACCATATCGCGGGCCACGCCGTTCCGAGCGATGCCCTGGGAACCGAAGGCGGATACGAATGGGAACTGCGGCTTGATTTCACCCACAACCCTGATGGGTTCACGCCGATAAAGAAGTTCCACATGTGGATAGACGCCGACACTGGCGCGATGTCGTTCATTCTGGACTCTCGGGACAATCGCCTGGAGGAGGAGTTTGAGGTGTATAAGTTGGCGAGCATGAATCAATTGATGAGCAACTTCGGATGATAGGTGCGCTACCACATTTTGAGTTGGGGATGTCTTGGAAGGATGTTAAGGCACGCGAGATGAATACGCTCGTTGCCGAAGTGCAGCGCCTACGAACGATCATCGGCGGCACGGGGGTCAATGTGAACTCCACGCCACAGGGCACGAGCATAACGGCAACGACGAAACCGCCAATCACCAAGCCAAGGGAATTGATTGTCTCGCTTATCGAGGAGCCAACAGACGAATCACAGACATTGCTTGTCCGTCAAGTGCAATACGCATCCCTTCCACCCGCTGCGGGGGTGTATGAATGGGACGCCAATCATTTTGAGGCTTACCCGGCCCAGGGCTTTGAGTGCCTGGACTATGGATCGTATTATTGTAACCCCACAACAGACGCGCCCGCTGGGGATGCCCTGTTTCTTCGTGCTGAACGCCGTCAGAATGTCTGGATGTTATATCCGCCGCCTGCTATGGCTGCAATTGCCAACGTCGTTGTTATCCGTGCCATCCCCGAAGGCGGCGAGTACGGTACGGTCTTGCAAGTACAGCGCGTTACTTTGACGGATGGAGGTCAATGGGCGGCGACAGGCGAGACGTTCGAGATGCCGACGTTCCCGTTGATTCCGGCGATTGTTTATCGTCTGGCCATTCTGGCAGAAGGTGAGCCGCAGCAAATGGGCGACATCTTGCCGACGTGTTCGGTTGCCGGGGTGGAAGTGGTAGAACTATTTTTCCCGATGGTTCCTACTGTCGTGCGCAGTGATGAGCCGCATAGAGGATGTAGGCCGAGGGTATTATGACTTGTCGCCGCAGTAAACTTTGGACTGAGGAGCATTACCCCGAAGATGGTTTTGCGTTCACGGCAGATATGCGGTCTGAGGCTGTGATGCTGCCGACCCACCGACCTCTGAATCACACAGAGGGGCTTGATGAGGTTGCACCGGGTGCTTATGAGTTTGGGTCGGCGCACATGGTGCGTGCCGTGCCGGAAACGGCTTATGAGCATCCTTGTCACCGGGCATACGGCATAATGGCACGGCGGCAGGACGGGTCGTATACAATGGTAATGTGCAGCACGGGAACCGCTAAAACTAGAGCCCCCATGTGGTCGGAAGGAAGGATGTTTCGTCAAACGGAAGCCGATCTGATATTTCCTTCGTGGCAGGCAGATGTCCCGGATGAAGTTATGCCACGCGGGGCTTACGGGATGCTTGTGGAGCATTTTCAGCCATTTCCAGTGGAAGCGGTTTATAGCGCCGATTATCTGCTGTGCAGGATATATGAGTAATGGGATTTCTCGCTGATTGCCTTGGCTGTTACCGTCGCCCCGGCGGGTGCTATTGTACGGACATGGGCGGCGAGGATACGCACGGTCATGGCGAATCGGGCCACAATGGTAATTGCTTCACCCGCATAGATGATAAGGCCCAGTACGGTGTCCTCGATATGCACGGTTGCGATGTCGGCTGCTGGCCTTGCTCGGACCAACCAGGCGATATCATGTATGGGACAGCACCCAAGCAGCAATACCACGCAGGGCGCGGGCGGCGTTTCCTCGCATCGAGTACCGCCGAGCAGATTGGTCCTACTGCAATATACCCCAGTACGGATGCCCGTGGGGTAGTGCACGACTTGCGCGCCGGGACACCGCGACTTGTACGTCAGATGACGCATTATCGGCGCGCCGCGTGTCATGACAACGGTACTGCTCTTATTACTGGTTCGAGGGAATGCCTCGGCGATGACGATGTTCCTTGCAGTTGTTGGCCTAACCCGGATACGGCTCCAGACCCGTCGACTGGCATGTGCGAGCCGCAGGGTATTCCCGTTGGGAACCAAGTTGTAGGCTATTATCAGGAAGGTTTCTTTTTCGCAGGCGAATGGTCGCCGCGAATGGCCGAACGGACAATGCAATGCCGCCGATTTTATGAAGGTGGCACAAAGGATGTTGAAGTATGGCATCCGCGAGACAATACCGTATTTCTGCGATCATCGGTTTATGGCGGTAGTAGTGGTAGCCGCAATGGTTGTGTTGTCGATTGGCTGGTAGCCGGTGGCGGTTTTGTCGAAAATTCGGTATGCAGCGGTTATGCTCATGGGTGGTGGACGCCAGGGCCAGCGGGAATGTGGATATGGCACGATGGACATGCCGGTGAGAAATACATCAGCAGCATGGCGCCTTCTGCCAGTGCGATATTCGAGACAGTTTACATCACCAACAATACGGCGTCATTCCGGGTCGGCGATTCTCCGACAATTGATCCTCGGGTAACTGCGATTCAGAATCACGTGCTCGAAATGATCCGAACGCCCGGCATGTTCCAGGACGTTGAGTTTGACCGTCTTGACCACGAGTGCAAGCTAGGCCAGAACAATAGCGTGCTGGGGCGATATTCCCGTAGCTGGGAAAGCGATAATGACGAACCAGGGCCGACTGTTGCGACATTCGAGTGCAGCCGTCTGAAGTGGGGGATGGTTCCATTTATCGCCACGTTGTTCATCGCCAAAGTGTGGTTCGCTCTTGACCTGCAGTTATACCACCAAAATGATTTTGATACTGCTCATTCGAGATGGCGAGATTTTGTAGCTCCGCATTCTGTTCTCCGTATCCAGGCATGGCTGGGACTTCGCACTAGCATAGACGGACCTCCACCGCCCGACGATGCCTTGTACTACGCCGAGTACGATGGCGTTGCGGCACATTGGCCACGGATCATTACGGTTCCCCACCCACCTGATGGTTGGGCTATCCCGTCAGACGGGAATCCTATGCTCTTGGCCCAGGAACCGGGGCAGTATTTCGTTCCGCCTGCCTATGTCGAATGGCGCGGCCAGCTTAATGATTTCTCTGCGCCCAATCTTGCGGGGCAAGGATTTCCGGCGGAAGTCGATGCTGGGCATGGTTTTGATGCCGATTTCCGAACCTTAAAGACTGCTCTCGGCTCATGGAGCGTTCCAGGTGCGCCGAGCGATCTCGACGCGAACATGGGGGACCGTAATCAGATATGGGATGGAAACGTAGCATTTAGACTTGCGGATGTTGCATGAAATGACCACAGCGACCTACAAAACGTCCAGAAACGGCCCAGGATCGCACGGGCGCTTCGATGTGCCTACCGGGACCCTGGATTTCGGCTACGGGGCTGATTCGCTGCCGGACATGCGTCTGCGGCTGATGTCGCAACGCATCATACCACCGGCCGAGCCACTGGAAAGCCGGGAACCAGGTCAACCGGCGTTAAACCGTCGCTTTTATATGTACATGCGGACCTTTATCCAGCAGGCGACGATTCGCTCGGTTCTCGCGGCCCTCGTCAAGCTCCTGGTTCGTCGTCCTGTACTTTGGCTGCTCGATCACATATACTGGTTCGTCGTGACGGTAACAAGTCCGAGCGTCGGACCAGCCCAACTTCTAATCCGAAGGAGAATGTGTGATGAATGCAGCCAAAAGAAACTGGTCGGTCGGTATCATTATTGCGGGGCTTGCGGTTGCCCTCGCTGGGTGTTCGCAAGACTGGAGTTCTGTTTGCCAAAAGCAGGATTCAACTGTTCTCTTGGCTTACACCCCGGCTCGATCGCTATCCGAAAACGAAAAACGAACGGCGAGCCGGTACGGAGATAGAGACATGGCATTAAGCGCAGGCGATACGGTTGTTTGGTACGGTAGTACGGACACGGACTGGGAAGTGGTGACGAATTGGAGCCCGCAGGAAATACCGATTAACCAGGTGCATGTTGTGGTGTCAGCCTCTGCGGTCAATTCAATGCTGCTTAACCTCGACAGACAGGGGGATACTGCCGGTGCCGGGTTGGACCTGCGCACGTTCCATATCGAAGGGGGTTGCACCGTCGATGTCGGGGCAAGTGGGGCGCCGCTTAAATGCACGGTACACAACACGCTTAAAGAGCCATCTATTGAACACCATGGCGATGGAACATTTCATTATAGCGCTGAAACCGGGACCAGCTCGCCCGCCGATCTTACAGATTTCATCCTAGTCAATTCGCCGAATATGGATATAGCATTCCAGTTGACAGGTGATGTTGCGGTTGCTGGCCTTGTGGCCATATCCGGGCGTACCGTTGTCGGCTCAGCGTACACGGGCGTTATGGCCTACCTGTTTGTGCGGCATGGCCGTTACGGGGCCGTCGAACCTGTGGTAAGTGTAGAGGCACACGCTTCAGCAAGGATCGCGTATGTCTTCGCGCGGGCCGGGGTCATAGACATAGCCCGCGAGGTCACCGCTATCGCCCTGAATGGTGGAGTTTACACGCAAGAGGCGGAATACATCTACCAAGCAGAGGTGTACGGCGGCGTATTCAACTTCAATTCCACAACGACGATGGATGTGCTACGCATGATGGGGGGCGTCTGCGATACGACAGGAAATGCATTGCCGAAAACAATCGCACAGTCGTTCATCGCTCCCGAAGCGACCTTAGTCCGAAGCCCTCGGTTGACCATAGGGACCGAGTGGGACATCTTCGGCGATAATGTGGATTAGGAGTAAGCGAAATGGCAGACACGAAAACATGGATTGGCGGGACGAGCACGGCATACGCTACGGCCGCCAACTGGGATACGGTGACTGTGCCCGCGACAGGTGATACGATCATCTATAACCATCAGGCGCAGCAGGGGTGTTTGACCGGCTGCGATGCAGGTAGCGACGGGCACACGTATCCGAAAGTCATCGTCACGAGCGGCTATAAATACGGCCTCGCTGCCAATGGCGACCCGCTGGACCCGACGGCCATCACCAAGCTGTATTGGTCGAGCGCCTTCGCCGGTACGTCCTATCTTAAGGGCGATATCGACGATGGTACGTTCGAGTCGCCGACCGGCGAGGCTGGCGTAGTCAGCATTGACGGCACGCTGAATCATATCGCCTTAAACGGCGGGAAGATGCACCTCACGACCAATGCCGATCTCAATAGCGGCGACAAGCTACTCGTGATGACTGAATCGCGTGGCGTTCCATCGCGGTTGACCATTGACAGCGGGGTAACGCTGACCACTTCGCACATCGTTATGAACGGTGGTGAGATAGTAACGCTGGCGGCCCCCGTAACGCTCACCGTCAACGGCGGCCATGCCATTTTGAGAGGTACGGCAGCGGCAACGCTGATTAACATTGACGGGGACGGCGTTGTTGACTGGGATAGCACCGGCACAATTGCGATGTTCCACGTGCGAGGCGATGGTTTACTTCGCTCGATTCAGTACACCCGTGCCAAGACGTTGACCGAAGGGCATATGTACGGCAACGGTCGGGTTGACCTGCGGGGTAAGGGCGGTCAATTGTTCACTCTGACGAATGGTATCTTTGTCCACGGTGCGAACAGCCCGCTGTTTGCCCCTGGCTCAGTGGTAGCAGTGTCCTAATGCCTCTTGCAGTACACGTACAACGCGACGGCGGCACTGGCGACATGGGGGATGTCAATACCATCGGCGCGCAGGACGATAACGTCGGGCGCGTCGCTCGGTTCTTTCGGCCGGGGCGTTTTCACCTGTCCTGGGTTCGCGTGCATTTCAGCGGTTCGGGTTCCGGCACGGCGACGCTTACCCTGAAGCTCGATAGCGCGCACGGTACTCTGTGGGATGTGACGCTATGGACCTGGACGGGTGCCGGGATAGGCTCGGCGGATGTGTTCTTTCGGATCCCGCAAGACGAATTGGAGCACTGGATATTTCAGCCCGGAGACGAACTCGTCTATGAGTGGACGAATCCGGACGCGGGCAACATCAACTGGGGCATTGAGACGGGATTGATTGATGCCGCGTAACCGCAATTACGATGATGTGAGTGGTGCGCAGGCAGGGCCAACCGCCGCCCAGGCTGTAGGGTATAAGCCTGCGGTCTTGACTGACTGGGATAGCGACGTTGATCCTGGAAATGTCAATATCGCCCTTGACCAGCTTGCCGAGCGTATAGATGATAACGAGATACTTGTCGGGACAGCACTGCAAAACGTAGTCGAAGACGTTACACCTCAGCTTGGTAGCGACCTAGATGTCAACGGCCATTCCATCATATCTGTGGCAAACGGCGACATCCCGATCACACCGGACGGATCGGGGGAGGTTATCCTGGATGGTGTGCCATGGCCTCTGAACGGTACCGGCGTCACTACTCAATGGCTCTTATACGGCGGAGATGGTAAAGCCTATTGGACTAACTTCTCGGTACTCCTGGAACCTGATGGTGGTGTGGTTCCCGCCGATGATTGGGCAGTCATATACGATGTTAGTGCTTCAAGACACAGGAAGGTTCAAGTTGATGATCTAGTTGCGGCTTCCGCTCCAAAGGCACATAAGGATTCCCACGATCCAGGTGGTAGCGACGGTCTCGATGTAGCTACACCGACGGACATTGGTACCGCTAATGCTGCGGGCTCAGCGGTGAGTTTCGTCCGAAGCGATCACGTTCATGCAATCCCGGCAAAGTGGCGGACGCGGAGTTTCCTTATCGAGGTTCCCGCTCCTCCGGATGACGACGAGTTCATCGTGCATTGGTTTCCT